GACAAGGAAAAAAGACACCTATTTTTAACCCTTCTGTCTTTGTTTTAATCTGGTGTTATTTGTAACAGTTTACTTTGAAATATCTTTAAAACTTAAATTCAACAATACAGTAAAGAAAGAGTAGTGTCGTATTAAAAGGTGTATTATGCGACTCCCCTGAGACCCCTCGCGAGTTCCATCTTGGTAGTCAGGTATATGATATTCACAGACAGTATCTTTAAACTTATTCACAGACAGTTTGTATTTATGATATTCACAGAAAGATTTGACAAAAAAAAAATAACAGTTTAATTTTAAGATTAAGCTGTTATTGAACAAGAAAACCCAAATGATATTCAAAAAAAAAGAAAAGAAAGAAAAAACTCTACCTAACCTCACCACCCCACATCCTATTAAAATTATAAAAGCCTGTCAAGTTTTTAACACCTGCAGGCTTTTATTTTTTTACTCGGATAAACGAGAAAGAATCGCGTCGTGAAGCACAAATAGTTGCTTAGACGGTGAATTACTCGCTATCTTTGTAAAACGGTTTTTTGAAAGATGCAGACCTAACCGTCAATATGCTTAAGTCCTTTTTTAATTCTTGTCAAGTTTTTTTGTTTTCAAATCTTCTCTAGTAGGTTTCTTTTTTGAAAAAAATGAACAAATTGATTTTAAAAAAAGACAAAGTTCTAAGCCAAGACAAAACCAAGAGGTCGTGGCAGTTCTTCTCTCCCAAACAAATGCTTTTCTTAGAACTTTACATGGACCCCAAGTCTCCCACCTTCGGCAACAAAAAACGTTCCCTGTTAAAAGCGGGTTATGGAAAATGGTATGTAAATTGCTTTAAAGGGGGAAGTAAAATCTGGTTCGGTAAGGGAGTGTGCGCCAGAAGCAAATTGCTTATGAAAGCCGAGCGTAACCTTAATGAGCTTTTAGACAGCGGCAAAGAAGCCATAAAGCTGGACGCTTCCAAATTTGTAACCGAACGCTTAGGGAAAGAAGTCTATTCCACCAGAACAGAGTCCCTTAATAGGAGCGAGAAGCTTATCGTAACCCTTCCCGCTGAAATAGTTAAAAAAAATAATGTTGAACTTAACCCCCGCTCAGACGAAGATAGTGAATGACCCCCATAGGTTCAGGGTTGTTTGCTGCGGCAGAAGATTCGGAAAAACCACCTTGTCCGTCTTAGAGTTAATAGGAAAAGCGATAAGTAAAGACGATATCCAGGTGGCTTACCTTTCTACCACCCACCAGCAATCCAAGGACATCGCCTGGCTAATGCTTAAAAGATTAGGATATGGAGCCGTCCAAAGAGCCAATGAAACACGGCTCGACATGACGCTTAAAACGGTAGGTGGGGGAACTTCCACCATTTGGCTTAGGGGCTGGGAATCTGTTGAAACCCTTCGGGGTCAGTATTTCGATTTTATCGTCATAGATGAGATAGCCAGCATGCGCAACTGGAGGTATAATTGGCAGGAGGTAATCCGCCCCACCTTAACCGATAAGCAGGGCGGAGTCCTTTTCATTAGTACCCCTAAGGGCTTTAACCACTTTTACGACCTTTTCAATATGGAGTTTTCCGACGAAGATTTTAAAAGTTTTAAATTCACTACCTACGACAATCCCCACATTCCTCCAAAAGAAATAGAGGTGGCTAAAAGGCAAATGACGGAAGACGCCTTCCAGCAGGAATACATGGCTGAGTTCCGAACCTACTCTGGCTTGGTTTATAAGGATTGGAACAGGGAAGTTCATCTAATAGCCCCAGTGGAATTAGACGATATGACCCATTATCGCTACATAGACTTTGGCTATTCAAACCCCTCCGCCGTAGGTTTTATAGCCGTTGACTTTGACAATAATTGGTATATTTACGACGAGATTTACAAAAAATACTTGACAACGCCAGAACTGTTTGAAATAATTAAACAAAAGAGCGGAACACAGTATTTCACCGAGACATTTGGAGACTCAATGGCGGCGGGGGATATAGAGCAGTTAGAAAGGATGGGTCTTTCTGTAACCCCCGTTTCTAAAAGCTCTTTAGGTTCTACCGACAATTACAACATGCTTAAACACAAACTTGTTCGGGAAAAGCTAAAAATCCAAGAGGGCACGGGGAAACCAAAATTGTTTGTGTTTAAGGGATGTAAACACCACATAAGGGAATTTGAGAGCTATGCTTTGAAAGAGCCGAGCGGAGATGAAAATTTTAAGGAAGAAGCGATAAAAAAGAACGACCACCTAATGGATGGATTGGGATACTTTGCTACCTCGGTTTATAATCCTTCTGTAAAAAATCATAAACTAAAATACAATGGCTAAACAAGATAACATAAAAGAAAAAGCGGGAAACTTAGGGGTTGCAGTTTATACCTCCAATAAAAACCAATTTAGGACATTAAGGGAAAGATGGCTTAATTTGGAAAAAAGGTATTTGGGTTCCTTAAAAGAAGGATCTATATCAACTAAAACAAGGGTGGGAGCCAACCTAAACGATGCTTATGCCCTAGTAGAAAATATGATACCGCGTTTAGTGGGTTCCCAACCCCAATATCGCTATTTGGGAAGGGAGAAATCGGACGAAAAGCCATTAGAAGCTTACAATGAGTTCTCTAATTACCAATGGGATGAAGCCGATGTCCAAAACAAGCTGAAACTTTTAGTTAAAATAGGGGGAATCTGCGGTTTGGTCGGCTGGAAAATGGGCTGGAAAGAAGAAGGTCTCTACCAGCCCGCCAACGAAGACGCTAAAATCAAAGTTCTTGGGCACGAATTTAAGATTCCTTGGAAAAAAATAAGAAAATTGCTTAAAAAAGACGAAATTATCAAGAATTACACCTTTCAAATCATAAGACCATATAACCTTATTTGGTCTACTTCAGCCGAAGAGCCAAATGAGGCGAGAGTTTTCGGTCATTATGAAATAAAACCCATAGAAGAATGGGAGGCGGACGGATTTAATATGAAGGACTTTAAAAACAAAATCATTAACGCTCACGGAGACGAGTTAGACTATTGGCACAGGAGAGGATTTGAAATAGAAAAGCTAAATCCAGAATGGGTAAGCGGAAACGTGAGCAAAATTTACGCCGAAATAGCTGAACTTTACGTCAGATTTATGGAAGATGGGGCTTTTAAATACTTTGTAGTTTATTTGGTCGGGGCTGATGAGGAGAGTGGTTCGGCAGAGGTGCTAGAAGTAAAGGAAAACCCCTTCGATAAGAAATTTACCCCAATGGGAGTGTGGAGACCAGTTAAGAAACCGGGGAAAATGCACGGCTTCGGAGTTATAGAGCCAGTTAAGGACATAATTGACGCTGAAAACGACCTGTTTAACGTCTCCTTGGAAAACCTTATTTTAGACGTGTCTCGCCCAATGGAGTATAATGTGTCAAATGTTATAAACGAAGGCGCCCTAGAATATAAGCCAGGAACCCTAATCCCCGTGAGAAGGGTGGGTGAAACGGTAGGAGTATTGCCAACCCCGCGACTTCCTAGCATAGTAAGTCTTTTCTTTGATTATTTTAGAAGGCAAATCCAAAATGTTTCGGGCATTACCGATTATCAAACGGGGGCGGAAACACTGAGGGGAGACAAGACGCTGGGTGAAATTCAAATCAAAACCGCCGAATCGAACGCCAGATTGAAAATGATGCTTGATTCCCTTGAGAAAGAAGTCCTTGCCCCAATGGGAAGAATAAACCTTTGGCTTAACCAGCAGTACTTAGCTGACGATAAGTATATCCTTTATAGGATATTGGGCAAAAAGGGAAATGTTAAAGAGAGTAAAATCAACTTTAAGGATATAGACGCTATAAAAGATGTGATAATAATTCCAGGAAGCTCCGCTTTCATTATCCAAAAGTCTGAATATGACAAATGGAGCGCCTTTCTCAACCAAGTGTATCTTGAGGAAAGGTCGGCTACACCGGTTCAAATAAATAAGGTAGAGGCATGGAGGCGGCTTATCCAAAATGGAATGCGGGTTCAGGACGTAGAAACTTTCATACCTTCAATTGCCGAAGCCGAAGCCCAAAATGTCGGGGATAAAATGGCTCAAATTACCGACGCCAAACAAGAGAACCTTGACCCATCCACTGCTAGAGTGTTGCCCACCGACATACACGAGGTTCATATTCCACTACACAAGGCGGCTATCCAAAATCAAGGAAGCACTGATGGAGATGGAAACTTTGTCCAAATACCACCCGAAATGTTACAGCTTCTTATGAGCCACTTAAACGAACACGTTTCGGCGCAGGGCGGAAGGACGCAGCCAGAAATGATGAGCGCTCCTCCCCAAGAGATGCCCAAAGGGGACTTTCAACCCAACATGGCTCCGCAAAATAATATTCCAACAACAAGATGAAAAAAGAGACGCTGCAAAGTTTTATAGATAATTGGCATAAGGAGGAGCTTGGTCTTTTTGAAAAACTTTTAACCTGTAAGGAAGATGAAAGAACAAAAGTCATTGCCGAAATTGAAGCTCTCCGCTACGTCAGGGCGCGCCTACGTAAAATACTCAAAGAGAATAACTAGCGATGGGTGCACCGTTAAGGACATTTTAGACGAGATTGAGAAGAAAAAGAAGTTAAGAAAAACGGAACACAAGACAAGCTATTGACAAATATTTCAAAATAGTTTTATAATTAAATAAACAGGCGCACTACTCACGCCGTATAATATGGGTGAAAATTTATGGAAAAAGACGAAAATAAAAAGGCAAGCCAAGCCCCTTCGGAAACGTCAACCGAAGAAAGTGAGCAAGAACCTGCCGAAAGCGAAGAAACCGCTGAAGGCACAGACAGTGAAGTCGAAAAAACACAGGATCCTGATGTTGACAAACGCAGACTCCAAGCCGCATTAAGGGAAGCAAGAGCCAAACTCAGAACCGAAAAAGAAAAGCGGTTCCAAGCGGAAGCCCTAGCCCAAAATCAAGCGGAGAAGCCAAGTCAACCATTAGATTCTCCAGACGAAATACAACGTCGTTTCTTAACAGCCGAAGCAAGAGCGTCTGTCGCTTACCTTATGATGAAGCAACCAATGATAAAGGATTATTTACAGGAGGTTGAAGAAGTAATGGATAAAACTGGCAAGACGGCGGAAGACTCTTGGACGGAAGTAAAAGCGGCTTTATTTGATAAAGTATATTCTATGGAGGACAGCGGTTCGCAAGAACCAAAACCTAATACGATTAAACCGTCCGCTGTCCCTGAAGAAACGCCAAAAAAGACCACAGGAAGTATATTAAAAGACATACAAAAGGGCTATAGGGAAGTTGAACCAGAATTAAAAGAATCTTTGCGGCGATATGGGGGATAGTGAGACACCCCAATTAAATGGCAAATATTTCAAATGAAGATACAGTAACAACTGGCGCCAATTTTATTCCAGAAGTATGGAGCGCGCTGGTTATTGAGTTTCGCGAGAAAAATCTAGCCGCGGCAAAATTCTTTGAAAGACGAGACAGTGAAGTTCTCTCTTATGGAGATACCATCCATTTCCCGCTTACAACTGAATATACCGCAGCTTCCTATACTGAAGGAGAAAAACTAGAGGATAAACTAGAGGCTAACACCGAATCTAAAGTAGATTTGGTTGTTAATCAATACAAGGTTCGTCCCTTTTTAGTTTCCGATATGTTGAGCAAGCAGAGCAAGTATGACAAGAAAGCGCTTAACTTCAAGAACGCTGGTTATGTAATTGCTAAAGCAGTTGACACAGCCATTCTTGATGACAGCGCAAACTATACCAACTCTGCCGTCAACACCGCAGGCACATCTGTCGCCAACACAGACCTGACCCAATGTCAGTATGTTCTTGACGCCCTAGATGTTCCAGAGGAAGACCGAATGTGGTTTATGCACCCAGTAGTTATCAAAGACTTGTTTGACTTGTCTGGCAACTACTTTACTTCGATTGACTTTACCGACACGAAAGCCCTTATTAAAGGACAGCTTCAGAGAATGCTTTTGGGTTCTCCAGTGGTTAAGACGACCAATGTTCCTACAGGAACAACAGGTTCGCCCGCCGCTACTTATTACAAGAACATTTACGCCCACAAGCAAGCGACTGGAGTAGCTATGCAGTGGCAACCCGAAGTGCAAGAGGAACGAAGCGTAAACTTTCAAGGAGACCTGTGCAATGTGCGGGCTCTCTATGGAATTAAGACTCTTCGTGCCAACCATGGAGTGATACTTAATAGGTAAGCATAAATTTAGTAAGAGATTGATTTACTGGGCGGGAGTTTTTCTCCCCCCAGATAAGTTAATCTATGAAATATTATCGTTGCACCAACAATTGCCACATTACCGATAAGAATATTCCACATTGTCCCCGTTGTAACGGAAAAATGTTATATGATGGGGACAGAAGCCCAGATGAGATAAATAGAAAGACCGAAGAAATACAACGAGCCCATTGGGGAGAAGAAGTAAAAACTATTCATAATAAATATAGAAAAAGATGGCAACACTAACAAATTTTGTAGTAAAGGTTCAAAATGAGATGGACGACTTTTCGTCCTCAACCCAAAACGTCATTGAGAGAAACTTGCAATCTATTTACCAGCAGATAGTCCAAAAACTGCCCCAACGACTTATCGGGACGACTGTTGAAACTCATACCGCTGTTGTCGGAACTTCCAATTATTCCACCAATACCGAACCTATACAAATACTTTCAGTTAAATATAAAACAGCAACAGGAACAGATTATACCGACCTAACCCTTATTTCAGAGAAGGAATATCTTGACAATAACTATGTTAATTTAGACAATAGCACCCCCGATAAATACTATATTAAGAAAGGAGTGGTTTATTTGGTGGCTCCGCCAAGCGATGCTGGGACTATTCAGATAACCTATATTCCCATTACAACAGAGTTGACAGGGGACAATGTATCGATAATCCCAACAAGATACGAAGATGTTTTAATAATGGGAGCATTGTATCGCTGTTATGCCTATGAGAAAGGTTCTGAAGCGGTAGAATACAAGCGTATGTATGAAGAAGCTCTTGCCAATATGATGGCTGAACTGCGCACCCAAAATCAACCAATAGGAGCTAAACTTTTTGGAATATAGAAATGCCATTTAACGCCAAATATTATATTAAAAGAATACCAAGTTTAAGATTAGGAATGAACGACAAGGACAACTCCGAAGAACTGCTAGACTTGGAAATGGCTGATTGTGAGAATATATCCATAGATGACAAATCTATAAAGACCGCTCCTGGCTATGTCAAATATGACGCAGCCAGTAACGCTGGAAAGTATTGGGCAATATATCAGTTTAAGAAATCAAGTGGGACGGAAGTGCTGATACGCCAAAGGGGAACGACTTTGGA